CGTCTAGCCAAGCTGTTCTTGATAAATTACCTATGCTCCAAGCACCTTCTAAATAGTTATAAGTTACATATCTATCTATTTCAGTTGAGGAAGATGAGCAATAAAACCAACCCACTTCATTAAACTCTTTGTTTGTAAAGGCTATAGTTTTAAATGCTTGAGATGAGTTAAAGTCATCTAATACATAATTTAGCACACTGCATACTAATCTTTTTACTGATCCTGAATAGGTATAAAATCCATCTCTTGCCATCCAATACACGCTGTCTGGTGCGTTTATAGCTGCATTAGGAGATATAAGTCCTACATTTTCGTTTATGAGATTAACACCAAAAGTAAAAGGTGCACCTACAAACTGCATACTATACAAAGAAGTATCAGTCCAAATAAGTATTTCTTGTCTTGATCTTAGACCACCTACTATTTGTGATCCTGATGATAGTCTTAGTGAGCCTGCTGTGTTGGTAGCAGTGGGTTCCCAATTAGTTGCACTCTCTTGATCTGAAAAAGCTATAAGCATAGGATCTATAACACCTGTTCTTGAGCTACCACTAATCGGATCAGCACCTAAAATTATAACGTGTCTATCAACATCACTTACAATTACTTGCAATGCTCTAGTTGGTACAAGATTTGCACCACTTAAACTACTTAACTCCACTGCTCTAGTGCTTGTTCCGTTAGTTTCATCCCAATAATAAATACTGCCTGCTCTTGGATTTATAATTAAATCTTCACCAAAAGAATCATGTGACCATAATCTTAACTGTCCAGCCTCTGTTAATGCAGTTCCTGATCCCCATGTGCCAGCACCCCATGTTCCAGCACCCCAACCTGTCGATGCTACAAAAACATCTAGCCCTACATTTATTTGATAAGTTCCTACAACAGAAGAACCACCGTTACCGCTATCTGAGGAATTAGCAGTAACTGTAGAGCCAGATGTATCTTTTGCTTCTATGGTATAACTATTCGCATTTACTACGGTTGCAACTTGATACTCTTGATTAAGAACAGAAGCGGTAATGTTTCCACCCAAACTAGATGCACCACTGAATGTTACAAAATCGTTTTGCACAGCACCATGGGCCGTATCTGTAACAGTAATAGTTGCGTCATCATTAGCCACTTTAGCAAACGTTACATCTCCTGCACTTGTGGTTGATCTTATTGGAGTAACATCATCAAAATTAGAACCTTGTTTTATGTAATATTTAAAAGTAGTGCCAAGTCCTAAATATTTAGTTGCATCTAAAGCAACCCAAGCTAGTAATGCTCTGCCTGTACCTAAGTAAGACGCACTGGTTTCTTTTTCCCAACCACCTATTTTTTCTGGTAGTCCTTTTCTAAACCTAACTAAATTACCATCTGTCCAACCACCCTTACTCATAAGATCAGTCATCTCTTTGTTGATGCCTGGATTAAATTGTAATTTAGTTAATGGCACGGTTATACCTCATGCCATTCTTTGCCTTCAAATAATAAGGCTTCTGCTTCTCTCCTTCTTATTAAACCTTGTAAAACTTTACCGCCTGCTTTGTTCCAACGTTTAATTTGTGCAGGAACTCCATCGTAATCTTTATCGTTTAATACTTTTAATAAAGTAGAGTTTTTTAAATTAGTTGATCCAAGATTAAATGTCCAAGATACCAAAGCATCAAATTGATTTTGTTCTAATGGAACTTCAACAAGTTTATTTATAGTTTCTTCAAATACTTCTACATCTTCAAGTAATAACATATCTGCTCTTTCTGGAGATATTTTCATACCCTCTTTTACTCCATTAGTGCTTCCATATCCTATAGTCCAAACACCTGCTGCACATTTGTAAGACTCAAGTTCGCAACCTTCAAACTTTTTAATTAATGACAATCCCTCTTGTGATGTTTCCATATTAGTCTCCTTTTTCTGGGGTATGAGATGCTCCGAAATAAAACGAAATAATTGCACTAGCTAGTCCTCCTAGGTAACCAAGCACTAAATTAATTAATGCTTCACTGTTTTGTTCTGGTGGTTGTAAGGTGACTAAAAATATATAACCTAGAAATCCACCAATAGTAAATAATCCTATAATTCGTGCAGTCCAATCTTTACTAAACAAACCTCTTGCGTGTTGTTTGTCTTGTGTTTCTAGTTTAAAAACATCTACATCAAGCTCTTTCATTTGTACTTCAAACTCTTGTTCTGCTTTTTTAAGCTCTAACATTTGTTCTGGTGTTGCATTTTGCATAGCTTGTTGTATTGATTTTTGGTCATTAGATACCCCAAGCACTTGTGCAATTTTATTCATAGCCATATTACCTAACGGGCCACCCATAGCTGATCCTAATGTAGGAGCAACAGCTCCCACGATATTTTTTAATAATCCTTTCATACTAATATACTCGTTAATACTGCTATACCAATAGCACCAAGAAAACCAAACATTCCAAACGTTGCTGCTTTCATAGTTGAATTAATATAGGTTATTTCTTCTTTTATGTCAGAAAACTCATTAAAAGCAGTTTTCCAACGTTCATGTGATATGGTTTCCAACTTTGTTAGTCTCTCTGCTAGATCATTAACTGTCATTTTTTTATTAACCATTTTGTAATGTATATATTTTAATTGGCTTTTCTTTGCCTTTAACAAAAATACTATCAAGTTCTTTTAGCATTATTTGATCACTAAACGCACTTGAACTGATAGTATCATAACCTATAACAATATCTTCTCCAACTTCCTTAGTTGAACTTTCAAGCCTAGCAGCAAGGTTTACTGCATCACCTATGGCTGAGTAATCAAACCTAGTATCACTACCCATGTTACCTACAACAGCGTATCCAGTATTGATACCAACACCTATTTCAACTCCTAAATTAGCCATTTTAATCTTATTTTGTATGTCTTTTGCACAAAGAACAGCTGCGGTTTCATGATCTGGCACGTCTACGGGTGCATTAAATATAGCCATCATGGCATCACCAATATACTTATCTACCATACCGTCATATTCTTTAACGGTATCTGCTTGTATGGTAAGCACTTTATTCATAATTTTTGTTACTTCTTCTGGTTCTAATTTTTCAGACAAAGCAGTAAATCCACGCACATCTGTGAATAAAAATGTGCAATATCTTCTTTCACCACCTAATACTAAGGATTCTGGATTATCTTGTAACTCTTTAACTTGCCTTGGATCAAGATAATGCTCAAACTGTTTTTTGATCTGTTGTCTTAGTTTGTATTGTTGCCTAAATCTTAAGTAAAAAGCTATTGATCCTGTTATGAACTCTGATATTAACGTCCA